CGCCACCATTGTAAAAGGTTCTGCTGGGCGTGTGCTAGGATGGGCATTAGCAAACACCAACGCAGCGTTTCGATACGTTAAGCTGCACAACCAGACCACAACTCCGACCGCAGGAACTGGAGTTGTCAGAACCATTGCCATCCCTCCAAACAGTTTGGCTCAAATGAAACTTGAAGGTGGAATCGCATTTGCCACAGGTATCGGCCTTACGACCGTCACCGGCTCCGCCGACGCCGACACAGCGGCGGTCGGGGCGGGTGACATCGTCGGTGAACTTTTCTTTGCGTAAAATGAAGGTTCTGCGTTTTACTCGAGACTGCTGGGTAAGCGGCGTATTCTACGCAGCCAACCAACCTGTTGCGTTTAGAAACCCTCCTTCTGATCAGCTCATTTCAAATGGTGACGCAATAGAAGTGACTGGAATTGGGTGCTGGACAGACCACGAAACTAATCTAGGTCGATTGGCGTAATGTTTCTCACCCTTCTTTCAAACCAAGGCTCTACGCCATCCAACAAGTTCTGGATCAAAGTGTCTGGAACTTGGAGGGAGGCTATCACTTGGATCAAGGTTTTGGGCGTTTGGAAGCAGGCTGACCCCAAGATTAAAATTGCAGGAATCTGGAGATAAGAGGACTGTTTTTATATGAGCTGCACCACCCCATACGTCGTCAACATTCCTGGCCCACGCGGCGCGGCTGGAGCGAATGGAACCAACGGTACAAACGGTGTCAACGTGTTCAGTTTTACCACTGCGTCGTTTATTGTTCCGGCGTTTGGTTCTTCGGTCGTGGTTCCTCTTGCGACAACTTCATTTCTTCCAGAATCAGCTTCTGGGCAGTTTTTTGTCTCGGTTCAGGGGTGCGGCTACTTGCAAGTAATGGATGTAACCGGACTCAATGTAACGCTTCAAAACCCGCTTGCAGGTGTTCTCGGGGTGCCGAACGCGATTCCGACGACGGTAATAGCAACTAACACACTTGTGACTTTAGCCGGTGCGCTTGGTGCGACTGGCGCTCCCGGTGTATCCGGCGGCGCTCCGGTTGGTGCGTCTTACATTTGCCGCACTGCGGATGGAACGCTGACAAACGAGACTGCTCTCGAATCATTGGCCGCTGGATACGTTAAAACTCAAGGGTCGAGCGGCTTTGGCGCGGTTTCAACGGTTGCCACGATTCCTATTGCCGATGTTACCGGCACGGTTCCGATTGCTCAAGGTGGCACCAACCTTACGACCGCTCCCGCTAACAAGATTCCGGTCGGCGACGGATCGACCTATCTCCAAAAGGAGATTGTCGGAACGCTTCCGATTGTCGTTACGAACAGCGCCGGAAACATCACACTGTCAGCTCCGTCGATTGCTTCGTTCAACTACGTCACGTTTACGCGGAGGGTTACCGGAACACCCGGTTCTGGCGCGCCTGACGTTGGCGCAAGTCTGACTAAGAATCCGTTTAGTTTGACCGATTTTCCGTCTGGATCTTGGAATGGTATTGATACTGCATCTGGATTTACCGCATCGACTGGGCGGTTTACAGCGGCACTTTCTGGGTATTACAGGATTGATGTTGCGCTGATGTTGAGTGCATACACTGGAACCGCGTCTTCGGTTTCTTTTAGAATCAGAAAGAATGGCGTTACGGACATTGGTCCTACAAATTCCCAATCAACAAACTCTACAAGCATTTCTGGCCCGTTTTTCATTCAGTACATTGATCAAGCAACTGCTGGCGATTATTATGAGGTTTTGGTTACAACCGGAGCGTTGAACGGGTATTACGTTCGAGAAGGGGCCTCATTCTCTGTCCAGCGTATTCAGGCTTAAACCATGAGCGAACGCGCACCACGAAGGTACACGGACGGATCTGTCACCTTTGAGGGTGGCATTGATGCTGGTGTGATGCCGTCTGAGGTGGACAAGAATCAGGTGGCGTTTGCGGTCAATGCCAACTTCCGACAGGGCTTTGTCTCATGCCGCCCCGGTTTCGTTCAGAAGGATTACGACCTATGCGTCAGCATTACGGCTGACAACGATCAGATTACCGCTGACCAGACGAACGTGACGGCGGATGGGTGGTCAGAAGATTGCTATGGACCTCAGTCGCTGACCGGCACGTTCCAATGTGCGCTGCCCTACATTGCTGACGATGGACGCACGTTCATCCTGATGCTGATCAGTGGTAAAGTGTGGCTTTACAACTGCCTTCAGAATACCGCTCAGAATCTGTCGGTTTCTCCAAGTCTTGAGAATCCTTCCAACCTGCTCGATGGCTGGATGGTTCAAGCTGAGAACTTTGTTGTCATTCAGGATGGATTCAGCAGGCCGCTGATCTTCAACGGCACGAATCTGCGCCGTTCAAGCGATGACGAAATCAAGACCGGCAAGGTTATGGCCTACGTCAATGGCCGCATCTGGTACGCACTTCCAGATGGATTCTCATTCCGCGCTACCGACATTGTTTATGGGGATGGAACGCGAGCGAGCGTACTCAAGGAAACCGAGAACACCTTCCTCAATGAAGGCGGAGACTTTGCGGTTCCGTCGGATTCAGGTGGCATCACAGCGATGGCTGTCCCAGGCGATCCAGACACCTCGCTCGGTCAAGGTCCGCTTCTAGTCTTCACGCCTCGATACGTCTTCTCGGTTCAAGCTCCTGTTGATCGTGATACATGGAAAAACCTGAGCTACCCGATTCAAGCTATCAGCTTGCTTACGAGCGGCGCGCTTGGTTCTCGGTCTGCCATTACTATCAATGGCGATGTGTTCTATCGCGCTGTCGATGGCGTCCGCTCGTTCATCATTGCTCGACGCTCGTTCACCGACTGGGGCAACACCCCGATCAGCAGCGAGATGCTGAATGTAATTGAGAACGATCAAACGAATCTCTTGTGGGCCAGTTCTGCTGTCGTATTCGACAATCGCCTCCTAATGACCTGCCAGCCTCGGTACAATGCCGAGGGCGTCATTCATAAGGCGCTTGCGGTCTTGGACTTCGACCTGATTACGTCGATGCGGAAAAAGTTTCCGCCTGCGTGGTCGGGAATCTGGACCGGACTCAATTTGCTTCAGATCGTCAAGACTGAGAACGCCTACGGCGATCAATGCTTCTGTATCGCTCGCGGATCGGATGACTCGATTCAAATCTGGGAAGTCACGAAGGGCGACAAATTCGACAACAACATTCCCGATGGTAAGAAAGAAATCGAGTGGATGGTTCAGACTCGCGCCTACAACTTCGAGGTTCCGTTTGGCTTGAAGCGCCTGGATTCAGGCGACTTGTTCATCGATTCGCTTGAGGGTGATGTCTCCTTCAATGTCACCTATCGACCCGACCAGTATCCTGGATGGATTGAGTGGACCGACTTTGCTGAGTGCGCGACGACAACGCAGTGCCTTGATCTTTGCCCGATTACGAACTTCAAGCCGCAGTATCGCCCGAAGATGCGTTTCCCGACGCCTTCGGATCTGCCGTGCAACGAAACGATCAGCACCCCGGCTCGCAATCTTTACGAGGTTCAAGTAATGCTTGGCATCATCGGGTATTGCCGGATCAAGAGCTTGCGAGTTCATGCTTACGATGTTCAGGAACCGAGTGTGGGCGATTGCCGCACGGTATTCCCTGCATGCACTCCGCTCGATGTCTGTGACATCAACCCACTGATCTACACCTCGGAATCCGTCAACCCATAGAAACAGAATGCCAAACCTTACGCTCATCACGCTGACGCCCCCGAGTTTGCCAATCGGGTATTGTCCGACCAACTACCAACAGTTGGCCAACGATGTTATCAGTGGCACCCAGGCGACGTTCAACAGCACGATTGGAAACTCGTTCTTCAACTTTGGTGCTTCTGTTCCAACGCTGAACAATCAGGTTTACCCGTGGCTGGATGAAGATGGCAACTGGTGGGTTTACAAGGATGGCTATTGGTTGCGAAAAAATCCTGTCGCCATCGGATCTTCCGAGCGTCGCGTTTACGTTGGTACAACCACCGATCTTCAAACTTACGACGGCGGAAACACCAACACCCTAAGCAACTGGTCAGGGCCAATGTGGGAGGTTGACACCGAGTTTGAGGCGCGATTCCCGGTTGGCGCTGGCACGTTCGCGGCAAGCGGAGTGGTAGTTGTCCAAGGAAAGGTTACTTCGACCGCTGTTGCTGGTGAGGACAAGCACACACTCACAGTTCCTGAGATGCCTTCCCACACTCACAGCTTCTTCCCGCTTGTGACTGCGGATGCAAATAATGGTGGAGCCAATGGTGTTCAGTACGGCGCTACAGCCAATGTTGCCACTTCATCCACTGGTGGCGATGCGGCCCACAACAATCTTCCGCCGTTTTACGGTGTTTACTTTATCAAGCGAACTGGCCGAGTCTACTACACCAAATGAAGCTGATCGTCCAAGATATTAGGTCCACGATTGCTCGGGCTATCGGCGTCTGCGTCGATGACGCTCGCGTTTACGAGTACATCAATCAGGCGTGTCGAAGGCTTCTGCACAAGGGTCTTTGGGCTGGATCTTACGGACGCTTCACGGTTACGACTGTTGACGGATGCATCACTTGGCCGCGAGCGATTGAAACCATCGAGGCGGTGGCGGATTGTTGCGGCACAGGGTCTGTAAGGAATCAATGGTATGAGTTCCAAGAAACCGGATTCGGACTGCTCGGAAGCTGCAACCCGTGCGCGGGAAAACAGCTTGTTGATCGTGGTACTGTCGTTTCATACCGCGATATGTCTGGGGGCATCAATAGTTACATTCGAGTTTATCCTGGCGATGCTTCAGACAATGGGAAAACGATAACGCTCCAAGGCTACGACGCGAACGGGCAATGGATTCGCACCCAATCCGGTGGCGTGTGGATTGACGGCGAAAAGCTGACGCTTGCGTTGCCGTATGTTCAGTCTTCCAAGAAATTTACCGCACTGACCGGCGTCATTAGGGAGGCAACAAATACCGCATCGCGGCTCTACGAGTACAACCAGACAATTTTTGCCGAGGTAGATCTTGCCGTGTATGACCCGGACGAGACGTTGCCGCAATATCGCCGTAGCCTCTGGACTGGTCGAAACAGCGATTGCTGCACTCAGACCGTCACGGTCATCGGCAAGATGCGCCACATCAACGCGACGAGCGTGAATGACTACCTCATCCCCCCGTGTCCCGATGCCATCAAGCTGATGGTCATGGCCATTCGCAAGGAGGAGAACGATTTGATTCAGGAAGCAGTGGCCTACGAAGCCAAAGCTGTTCAAGCTGTGCAGGAGCAAACGATGCAGTATCTGGGTGACGCAGTCGCGACGATACGCATGGTAGGCGTCGGATTGAACGGCGGAGGGTTTTCTCAATGGTTCTGAACCAAAAGGATAATTTATGGCAATAGGTGTTCCAGCGGCAATTTTGGGTGGAGCGGCAATCTCCGGCCTTGGAAGTTTGTTTGGTGGACTGTTCGGTGGAAAAAGGCCGAAGGTT